GACTTTCGCCGCCATGCGCGTCAGTGCCTTGTGTCGCGTATCGTGAAAATGGAAGGCCTCAGCCCCATCAACCTTTGCCCTTGCACGCCTGAACATCACATCCAGCGTGTGAGAGCTTACATCAAACACAGACCCACTCTCAGACCGTGGTAGTCTATCCAATATTGCCATAGCCTTTTTAGACAGCGGCACGTCTCGACTACTACCGTTTTTTGTCATTGGCAAATGCACCACACGCCTACTCAAATGCACATCACGCCACATCATATTACAGATTTCCCCGGCACGCATGGCCGTCTCAATCGCAAACAAGACAACCAGTCCGATACGTTGCTTAGTAGTAATTATCGGCACGCCGTCCGCAACGCCAAGTTCACGCACAACGGCCAAGACAATATCGTCAGACGGTATGTAGTTCCGCGCCTTTCCCTTGCTTGGACGTCTGATTTGCAGCAGTGGATTAGATGGCAAAACCCCCCATTCCTTTACCGCCATTTGGCATACAGCAGAAAGGGTTTCCAGTTCGCGTCTTACTGTTGCGTCCTGCACTTCTTTTTTCCGATTATCTCGCCACTGGGCAAAATGATACGGGCGCAGGTCGCTGACCTTAATATCAGCCAGCTCAGACCGTAGCGCACGGTTCAGCCGGTACGTTTCCGCCCTGCTACCTCGCTTCCCCGGAGTGATTTCATCGCGGTATCGTTTCAGCAAATCGGCAAAATAAAGGCTTTTAGGCGCATTGCCCTGAACGCCGTCTAAAATTGCCGCCTCAGTCCGCGCCGCCCATGCGACAGCATCGGATTTTAAAGTAAATGTTTCAGACTTGGTAACACCTTTTAGGCGCACCTTGACACGGTATTTGCCGTTCCGTTTTTCGATTGTTGCCATCGGTATCAAACTGGGACAATTTAGGGACACGGTATTATATGCCATAATAAACCATAACCAATTCTAATCAACAATAACTAACCTATATCATTCTGTTTTATTTACAAAATATATTTAAACTGACGCTAATCAATCATAATAAATTATCTGTTTAATCGCACTCCGTCCGCACCAACATACAAAAACGCTTAGAAATTCTAAGCGTTTTTTTTCATTTAATCCCGTCTAACGCCATTAACCAATCCTTGTAAATGCAAGGGTTTCAGGCTTCTTTATATCCCGTTGTTTTCTTTTTGGCTGCATAACGCCGTCTAATTTAATCTAATTGAATCAACCAAAATCAGGGGGTATGATTCGGGGTATCTGAAAATACCCCCTAAAACATACCCCCACCATGCCGCTGAATGACCGACAAATTAAAAATGCCAAGCCCGCCGAAACAGGGAAAAAGACCAAGATGTTTGACGGCGGCGGCTTATATCTTGAAGTTACCCCAGCAGGCGGGAAAGTTTTCCGTTTGAAATACCGTATAGACGGCAAAGAGAAAACACTGACTATCGGAAAATATCCGACTGTATCACTAGCAGAAGCCCGCGCCGCTGCCGAGAATGCCCGCCGCTTGCTTGTATCGGGGCAAGACCCCAGCGAAGCCAAGCAACAGGAAAAACGCGAACGGCAAGCCGCCGCCCTAAATACCTTTGAAGCCATCGCCCGCCGCTGGCATTCTGACAACCTAATCCGCTGGAAAGAAAACCACGCCGCCCGCGTGTTGAGATATTTTGAAACCGACGTATTCCCCGTCATCGGCGCAATGCCGATTCAGGAAATCAGGGTAAGCGATATTAAAGCGGTTCTTGACGGCGTAATGGCGCGGAGCGTGAACAATACCGCCGAAAAAATCAGGGAATGGACGGGCGCGATATTTGACTATGCTGTCATGCTTGAGATTGTGGAAACCAACCCCGCCTATTCATTGCGGAAATACATCCCCGCCAAGCAGACCGACCATCGCCCAGCCCTGCCCCGCGAAGAACTGACCGAGTTTTTCCGCCGCCTGATACTGGCAGAGATTGAGCCGCAAAACAGAATAGCCCTGATTTTGAATATGCTGACCTTTTTACGAAGCACGGAACTAAGGGGCGGGCAATGGAATGAAATAGACTTTGACGCGGCAGTATGGACAGTTCCCGCCCAGCGTATGAAACACGAAAAGACCGCACCGAAACCGCCCCATGCCGTGCCGCTGGCTGATTGGACACTTGAACTTTTGGCAGAACTGAAAGAAATCACGGGTAATACCCCGTTTCTGTTTCCCAGCAGAACCAAGACGGACGGCTTTATCAGCGACGCAACCATAGGTCGTATCATTGAGCGCATGGGCTATAAAGGCAGAGTAACCCCGCACGGTTTCCGTTCCCTTGCAAGCAGCGTTTTGAATGAACAAGGCTTCAACCCTGACGCGATAGAACGACAACTTGCCCACATTGAAAACAACAAAATCCGCGCCGCCTACAACCGCGCTGATTATCCGACCGAACGCAAAGAGTTTATGCAATGGTATAGCGACTTTTTACGGGAACGATACCGCCAAGCATTGCGATTGATTGAAACGGGGGAATAACTCCGTATCCTGTATTTAACAGCCCACCTAGTAAAGCCGCCCGAAAAGGCGGCTTTTGTCATTCCAGCTTTCAGACGACCTAATCAGGACGCAATACATCAAAATACTGCTTTAAATGCTTGGTTTTGCCAGTTTTTTAATAGGTTTTGTCAAATAAAATGCGCTTTTTGCGTGCTTATATCAATTTTGCCGCGCCGAATTTTAGACGGGATAAGCCCGCATGAAGCGAAATAAGGCAGTTAAATCGCATTTCAAAATTGATACCTCCCTACCCATGCCCGAAAAAAGACACCCAATCGGGCAGATATAGCCGATTAAAACCCGTCTGAAAAGTGAATCAGACGGGTTTTTCTTTTGCTTTATTTTTAGTTAGTGGAATATCGAATTACTTAATCAGACAAACACGCTGAAATCGTTTTCAGGGCTGTTTTAGAAAACCGCACAAGCCCGCTAAAAATTTTTTTTAATCATTTTTCATCAAAATTTTCTATTTTCAATCTACGAATATTCTAAATGACTTCTAAACGAGTGCAAAAGCTAATGCAATTTTTTCTTGTGCAATCATACATCTAGCGAGGAAATGAAAAGTGTGTTTTCCTAAAAAAAGAACATCAAACGCCGCATAAGGAAAACAAGCATGAATCATCAAAGCCCATTGGGATTAATCCGCGTTAAAGATTTAGCCCGCCGTTTAAGTGTGTCAACAGCGACTATCTGGAACATGACAAACCCCAAAAGCCGCCATTACAACCCCGCTTTTCCAAAGCCCATCAAGGTATCAGCCAATGTTACGGGCTGGATTGAAAGCGAAATCACGGCGTATATCGAAAAATGCGCCGCCCAACGTGAAAACACAGGAGCAAAAGCATGAAGCCCGCCTATCAAACCATGAAAGAAGCAGAAGCCGCATTCAGCCGCTTGGCAAAGCTGGAACAACAGCAGGCGGCAAAAGAAGCAAAGCATAAAGCCAAGATTCAGGCATTAGCCGATAAACACGCCGCCGATATTGACCCACTGGCAAACGAACAAGCCGCTATCCGCGCTGCCCTTGCCGACTATGCCGCTGCCCACCGTGCCGAGCTTACCGACAACGGGAAAACCAAGACTGCCGCAATCGGCAAAGGTCGTCTGAAATGGCGCAAACAGCCTGACAAACTGGAAATTACAGGCGATACGGAAACCATTATTGCCGCGCTGAAACGCCGCCGCTTGAGCCGCTTTATCCGTGTAAAGGAAGAATTAAACAAACCCGCCATTCTTGCCGAAATCGGCAAACTGAAAACGCCGATAGACGGTATCAAAACCGTATCAGGCAATGAAGTGTTGAATATTGAGACTGGAGCATAACAAATGCAGCTTTCAAAGATACAAATTACCCATGATAACTATCCGATTATCAAGGATGTTTTACCACCGCTTGCACATGAATTAATTACCGTGCTTGGACTGGATAAAGCCTTGATTTTGCTTAATGACTATGCAGGCAAACGCCTACCCGTTACCAACGGACTAAGAGACTCGAAACAAAGCCGATTATTGAGAGAGAAATTAGATTCCATCATCGGTAAAGACGCGGCAGAAAAGATTATCCTTTCTATCTTTCGACACTATGAACGTAATTTATTCATCGTTCCAAAATGCAAGGATGCCCGCGCAAGATTAAGGGATATGGCGATTTTAAAAGATTATGACGAAATGGCACGACAGGGCATTTCTGATTTAAAAATCGTTGATTATTTGCAGGAAAAATACGATTTGAGACCTTTGCAAAATTCCCCA